ACTTGTCCGTTAAAAAATCGAAGAAGGGTCCTCTTAAACAAATTGTACCCCAGTATCATACTCTTAAGAACAATTATACGCTTCTGTGGGATATGCCTGGCAATACTGGTTATATTAATATTGTTGCAGTTATGCAAAAGTTCTTCGATCAAGCGATTTCTGGAAACTGGTCGTATAATCCACAGAATTATGCCGATAATGAAGTTCCTGTTAGCGTAATGGCGGGTGATATGCTTTATGCCTACTCTGTTGGGCATAAAACAGCATACTATCAAAACACATATGATATTAAGATCGATGAAGTAGTTGAAGAATCAAAAGAAGACCTCCAATCACTTCTATTAGAACTTTCTGATTCTAAAGAAGAAGATTGCGAAAGTTGCTCTATTTGATTTGATTAAATATAAGAAGGTGAGTTAATTTATTAAAGGAAAAAAATGACTTTTAGTTTTAAGAAAAGTACGAAGGAGAACCTAATGGTCGAATCTATGACCGTTTTTAATTCCCAAGAAGTGGATACTAAAAAACAACCCATGTTTTTTGGACAACCACTGGGGATACAACGATATGATTCTTATAAGTATCCAATCTTTGATAAATTGACTCAACAACAACTTGGATACTTTTGGAGACCCGAAGAAATCTCATTACAAAAAGATCGTGGGGACTATCAGACTCTACGACCCGAACAAAAACATATTTTCACAAGTAATCTAAAATATCAGATTATGCTTGATTCGGTTCAGGGAAGAGGTCCCGGTATGGCATTTGCTCCGTACTGCTCTCTACCAGAACTAGAAGCATGTATGAAAGTATGGGAGTTTATGGAGATGATTCATTCTCGTTCATATACCTATATCATTAAGAATGTATATTCAAATCCTTCTGATGTTTTTGATACAATTCTTTGTGATGATCGTATTATGGAAAGAGCGGCAAGTGTAACTGAGGCATATAATGACTTTATCAATAGTGCTCAACATTATGGAACTTCTGAACTTTGGAAACACGCTCAAGAACAAGTTCCTTACGCACAGGTAGAAAGATATGAACTCAAACGCAAACTCTACAGAGCAGTTGCAAATGTTAATATTCTTGAAGGTATTCGCTTTTATGTTAGTTTCGCTTGCAGTTTTGCATTTGGCGAACTCAAACTTATGGAAGGAAGTGCAAAAATCATCGGTTTGATTGCCAGAGATGAAAGTCAGCATTTAGTCATCACCCAGAACATTCTAAACAAGTGGAAGGAGGGTGATGACCCTGATATGAAGAAAATCTCACAGGAAGAAGAGCAGTGGGTTTATAAGACCTTTGAGAACGCAGTTAATCAGGAAAAACACTGGGCGGAGCATCTCTTTAAGGATGGTTCGATGATTGGTTTAAATGATAAACTTCTTCAGCAGTATGTGGAATGGATCGCTAATCGTAGAATGAAGGCAATCGGTCTTCGTCCTGTTTATGATGTTCCGGCGAAGAATAATCCACTTCCTTGGACCTCACACTGGTTAAATTCGAGAGAAGTACAAATAGCACCACAAGAATCGGAGATAACTTCATATTTGGTTGGTGGTATTAAGTCTGATGTAAAATCTGATACTTTCTCCGGATTTAAGTTATGACACCAAAACTACTCAATAGTGATGGAAATTACGATGAGTGGTGTGAAGAAGAACTTCTAAAATGCTATAAAGATGCTGCCGAATATGATGATGTTCTTTTTGGAGATCACGACTATTCTTATGTTTGGTTAGATAAGGGTCCTTGAGACCCTTTTTTTTATAAATAACTAAAAAGTATTTGTAAGATGAACGCACAAGATATTCGTAATCTTCAAGAAGCATATCAGGCAGTATATGCTCCTCAAGAACTCACCGAAGAACGGGTATGGGAAGAAGTTGAGAACTTGGTAAATTATCTTATTGAAGAAGGTTACGACCTAAGTGATTATACTTGGGAAGAAATGTATGAGTCTTATATTGAAGAACAAGGTAGACCAGCGAATAGAAGAACTGGTGGACCTTCTGTTGCACAAGTGAACGCAGGTATTGCTGCTAAAGACGCAGCAAAGGCAGCAAAAGCGGCACAAAGAGGTCCAACAGGCGCTGCAGCAAGACCAGAACTTCAATTTAAAAGCACTAAAGTACCATCTCCAGCAACTTCAACAAATCGTTCTCAACAATTTAGAGATACTCAAAGACTAAACAGAACAACTGGTGGTGGTCTAATGGGAACAACAAACCCAACAAATCTTCCTTCAAGAGCACCAAAACCTGCTTGGGAAAAACCTGCATTAGGACCAGCACCAAAACCAACAACGACAAAACCAACTCCAACATCTACTACAAAACCAACAACTAAGTTACCTGGTGCCAATCGAGTAGGGCAAGTTGCAGGTGTTCTTGCTGGATTGAGAGGAATAACTCCTGCTGGTGTTGCTGCTGCTGTGTCTGCACCAAGACCTACTGCTTCCGGAACACTTACTGCCGCATTAAAGAGAGGAGATTATAAACCACAACAGGGTCCAAAAAATCCAGATCAAGGTTTGTCTAAATCTCAGTCTTTTGATAAGGCATATAAAACAGCAAAAATTAAAAGTGGGATGGGTTCTACTTTTACTTGGAACAACAAGTCTTATAAAGTTGAAGGATATGATTCTCCTCAAGAACTTACCGAAGAAGTAGAGATCGCAACTGAATATTTCTACGAAATGGGACTTAATGAATATGGAATTGATATTTTAATTGAAGAACTTGGAGTGGAAGAGTTTGTTGATTGGGTTAATGAGATTGCTGAAGATTATACCTTAAATGAGGCAAGGTCAGCAAAAAGAAGACGTGCCGGAGGTCCTAGCTATGAGGAAGTAAAGAAAAAGCAGGAGGAAAGGGATGCTGCCAAAACAAGAAAGAGAGCAACAAAGGCAGCAGTAAAAAATCAACCAGAAACTGAGGAAACTCCAAACCAAACCAAAAAAGGATTATTCGCTGCGATTGATGCAGGCATAGAACGCCATAATAAAGCAACACGAGATGCAGAGCGTCTTGCTGGCGAAACTGGTAAAACCCTTAGAAAAGCAGCAAAAGCTGCTGCTCCTTTTGCTAGTGGAGTTGCTTCTGGTATAAGTGGTGCAGCAAGACTTGCTGGTAGATTATTGAGAAAGGAAGAATATGATGCTCTATTTTCTTATGTTCTTGATGAAGGATATGCTGATAATGAAGAAGCAGCGACAACTATTGTTGAAAATATGAGTGAAAAATGGATATCTACTATTTTAGAGGGACATCCTGTAGATGATGAAAGGTTGCTTATGCAGAGGGGAAGACCTTATCTCCAACGTGGATCCTTAAGACCAAAACCAAGAAAGAAATCTATTGGTGGATAATTACCAGAGTCCTTCGGGACTCTTTTTTTTTATAAATAAAACTATAAAGAACTTAAAATAAAAAATGTCTAGACTTACTGGTACTGATGTATATGGTTTGATGGAGGCATATCAGGCAGTATATGCCCCTCAAGAACTTACCGAAGAACAGGTATGGGAAGAAGTTGAGAACTGGGTAAATGACCTTATTGAAGAAGGTTATGACCTAAGTGATTGTACTTGGGAAGAGATGTATGAGTCTTATATTCAATTAGACGAAAGACTTGGCGCTGTTGCGAAAGTTGTAACTCCAGTATTAAAAAAAGTTACCGCAAGAAATCCTTGGAACCAATTTCCTAAGAAACCCCAACCACAATTAGGTATTCCTAAAGAAGGACCATCCAGTAGATTACCAAATAGAACTCTTCCTCCTGCCGGTGGTACATCCGCAAAACCAGCATTACCTGCTGCGGGACAAACCGGTGGTAAATTGGCGTCTACTGCAAGAAAACCTGCAACTGGTGCCGCCAGAGATCCTTGGAAACAGTTTCCCAAGAAACCTCAATCACAATTAGGTATTCCTAAAGAAGGACCATCCAGTAGATTGCCAAATAGAACTCTTGCTCCTGCCGGTGGTACATCCGCAAAACCAGCATTACCTCCCGCTAAAACTCCATCCGCAACACCCGTAAAAGGTGGACCATTAGCAACAACCTCCAAATCAACACTAACCGCTCCAAAGGGATCTCCATCAAATCCGGATGTTATTAGAACAAATAGAAATGTTCCTAATCCAAAATTACCTTCTGGTGCTGGAAAAGCACTTAGAGTTGCTGGTAAACTTGCAGGTCCGGCGGCCTCTGCTCTTGAGGTTGCTAACGAAAAATCAAAAGGATCTGGATGGGCTAGATCTTTGGCAAAAGGTGCGGCGGTTGCCGCTGGTGGTGCTCTTGGTGGTGCTGCAGGATCTGTAGCTGGTCCAGTTGGAACAGTTGCTGGTGCTACTGGTGGATCTATGGCAGCATCTAAGGCATTTGATGTTGCTGCCGGAAAGAATGCGGTACAGAGAGCTGCAGATAGAGAGGCAAATCGTAAGAGACAGGCAGGCGGAGCACTAAAAGGTATTGGTGGTCCAACATCGTTTGATACCAAGAAAGGAACTATGACAACTGGGTCTGGTTCTCAAAAGAAGACAGTTCAACTTGCCAAAACATCAGTAGTTAAAAATCCAGAAACTGGTAAAGCGGAAACTGGTTTTCTTGCTTATAAAGGCGGAAAGGCAATATATAAAAGAGCAGCAAAACCAGGTGAAGGATCAAGTAGCGCACTTGAAAGAATTGGTAGAACATTTAATCCTAATGCTTATAAGGCAAATGATGCGAAACTTGCGGCACAAAAACTGAAGCAAGCTTCTCAAAGTGATATTAAACGTCAGCAAGATTTGGGAGTTAAGGGTTCTAAAAATCTTGTAGGTCCTAAGATCGTTGGACCTAAGATTGTTGGAGCAAAACCAGCTCCACCTAAACCACCAGCAGGAGGAGGTATGGGCGGAAAAAGGGGTGGTAGATAGACTAAAACCTCAAATAAAAAGGCAATCATTATAAATAAAATTAAGATCAAAATATCCAAAGAATGAATAAGACAGCGCAAAATCAATATAATTCTTTAATGGAAGCATATTATGCAGTATATGATGACGATATTAGAAATAAATTAAATGAAGAAAAAGAAATTAAAGAGTTTCTTGAAGTTATTGATTTCTTAATTGAAGATGGATATGATCTAAGTGAATATACTTATGAAGAGTTATATGAATATCATATAACAGAAGGATGGGGAGCATTATTGAAAGGTGTAGGTGCCCTTGCCGGAAAAGCTGGGTCGGCAATTGTTAAAGGTATAAAAGGACCAGGAAAAGAAGCTGCTAAGAAATCTGCAACTGCATTTTTTCAGGGAGCAAAAGGTCCTGCTAAGGCACTTGCCACAAAAGCAGGAAAATTGGCAGTTCCCGCTGCTATTGCTGCTGGATTGGATCAATATTTAAGTGGTGGAAAGGTTAGAGAATATGCTGGATCTGCGATTCAGGCATTAAGAAGAGCGGGACACAGTATCCCAAGTCCAGGACAAGCTGCCCGACAAACCCAACAAGCTGCTGATTCTATAAAGCCTTACATAGCAGCACCAGATATATCAAAACCAAGTCCTCCTAAAAGAAATCTCCCACCGGCACATTTGACGCAAGAATATAGTTATGGTAAAAACTATATTATAACAGAAGATCCTGCATTTCCATCACAAAAACCTAAAGGTGGTGACTGGTCCAAATTGACAGTAGGTGGAGTAACAAAACTTTGGGATCCGGAGACTAATAGTTATCAATTACCGGGAACAATTAACAAAAGATTAAAATCTCAAGGTGAAAAGGAAATCACAGTTCCAGGCAAGGCACCAAAACCTTCACCAAAACCAACTCCTTCTACACCAGCACCTGAGGCACCAAAACCTCCTGCTTCTACACCAGCACCAACTTCTTCTACACCAGCACCAAAACCTCCTGCTTCTACACCAGCACCAACACCTTCTAGACCAGCACCAGCAAAACCACTTGAAACAAGAATGTCTACTGTAACTGGAAAGCGTGAGTTTGTTGGAACTACCGCAGGTGGAACTAAGTTTGAAAGAAGAGCGGCAACTAGTGCAGAATTAAAAGCAGCAAGAGAAGCAAGAGAAGCAGCAAAGACAGCAGGCAATACAAAGGGTGCTGAAGAAGCAGCGGTTAAGGCAGGTGTAGAGGCATCAAAACCTGCTCCAAAACCAGCAGTAACATCTCGTCCTAGTGGTTTTGGAGTTCCTACTGCTCCACTTGCTGCTAAATTAAGTGCTGCGACTTCAACAGCACCACCAACCCCAACAGCGGATCCTAAAGCAGCTCCACTACCTCCTAAAAAAGAGACAGCTCCCCCACCTCCCAGAACTACTCTAAGGCAATCTTATGAGTATGATGCCTATGACCTCGTGCTTGAGTATCTCCTCTCACAGGGTCACGCAGGCACCTTAGAAGAAGCAAATTATGTGATGCTTGAGATGAACGCTGAGATGATTGGTGATATTGTAGAAGTAATGACGACAGTACAGTCAGTTCCTATACCTATTGTACCTGTTAAAAAAGGAACAAAAGGAGGAGATGGTAGCAATCCACCTAGTCATGGAGAATATAAAAGAGAATATAATCCTGAAGTAGATGAACGCAAACTCCCCCCAACCAAAAAGAAATAAAGACTAATTATTACAAAATCTTAACATAACTCAAAGCACCTCTTGACAAGGTGCTTTTTTGTCGCTATAATAGGTTTGTTGCTTTTGAGAACAGGGAGCTTTAAGTACTTTAAGACACGTTCGAACTCTTACGGACATATGTCCTTATAGTATTCTAACTCTTTTGGAAGTATCTATACCTCTTGTCTTTTGGTATAATGTAAGTGGTCCTGATGTTGTTATATAACCAGTTTCTTCACACATCCATTTTTGAGAATTGGTTTTTTTTGCTCCTTTTTTACAATCTTCTACCACTTTTTGTTCTGTTCTTCCATGAATACCAGTACCAAATTCATAACTAAGTTTTCCCATTTTACTTCCGTGTTCTCTTCTTTCTTCTTTAGTAAGTCCAAAAATACCAACACCAAGTTCTTTTGATTTTTTTCCTCCTTTTTTGCCTGCTAATTTATTAATTTTTACTCTTTCTTCTTTTGAGAATTTAAAAAAACCTATTTTAGATTTATATACATATATTCCTGCTTTTTTGAGAGAATTCAACGATATTTTCCCACCACAATTTTCATTAAGACACCATTTATCCGTTTGATAAAATATTTTTATTATTCTACTTTCAACTTCTTGCGCTTCAATCCATCCTTCATCAGTATAAGGAAAGATTTCTAATATTTGTTTCTTTGGAGTATAAAGTTTCCAACACCATTTATGTGATACCGGAGAACCCATATAATACTTATCAAATATTTTTTCTTTGTGAACTCCATAATAGTAATATGGAACTTCTTCAAAAGTAATTTTATACAAGTATATTCTTGGACTTTGTGAAGTCATCATTATTCTCTATGAACGGCATTATTATTTATAAGAGTTCATAATAGAAAAGGTGCCCGAAAGCACCTAATCTGCCCGTAGAGAATTGCCGTTCCTAGAGACATCATTATTTATCGCAGAACGTTCTACCAAATTGTAAATTCGATCCATTTCGTTGGAAAAATACTTACCTTCAACATTTGTGTTGTAATAATCTTCTCTTAAGATTACATCACGCTTGAATTGTTCCATAGTCTCATAATAACTCATAGATTTCTTATGAGGGCACAAATACAAGATTTCTCTAAAGAACTTATCTTGACCCAATAACTTTATATCGTCCTTAAGTTCATCACAGGAGCCAAAGTAAGATTGCCAATCACTTTCTTTAGTTTTTCTACGACCAGTCTTACGATCTTTTTGACGAGTCCAGAAGTTCTTCTTTCCAATATATTTTTTATCATTAGTTAGATTTGTAATGACATAAACAAATCCTTCCATACCTTTGGGTACATCGGTAAAGTCCTCTTTGTTGTACTGCCAAGTCATATGATAAGTATTCCTAATCATAGTATGTAGGTAAAGCACTTGACAGAGCGATTGGATTAAAATATAATATTCACATATGAGGAACTAACTTTGGAAAATGAGTATCTGGGTGACATTAAAGACTGGGCTGTAAGCAAAATTGATTTACTTCACGAAGCAGATCGTCACAAGAATGCAAAAGCATTAGAAGCAGAGTTTTATGAGTGGATTCATATTCCTGAGAATGTAAAAGAAATAGATATCATTTATATGGATATGGATTCTATAAATAATTAGAAACTATTCATATGAAGACGTTTCAAGAGTTTATTTTAGAAGCAACAATTCAAGAACTTAGAGCAAAAGCAAAAATGCTTAGGCAAAAGGGAGATATGAAAGGTGCTTTGGAAGTTGAAATGCAGGCGGGAGAATTACAGGCAGGAACTCAAGCAAAAATCGGTGCCCTAACCGGTGATAGGGATAAAAAAGATGAAAGAGAAAACACTTGGGTTTCTGGAAAAGCATCAAAACCAAAAGATACTAGAGCAAGAGGTGGTAGTCTTGCCAATATTCCTTCAAGTGATGGTGAAGGAGAAGATACTTCTACTGGTGGAAGATTTGGAGACCGTCGTTCTGGAAGGTCTGGTGGGGTAAGGGGGCAATCCAGAAATAATGCTACAGCAAGAAATCTGGGACATCTGGGTTCTAAGGCTTGACAAACCCTAAATAATCACATATAATGTCCCAAACCCGCTTCTAAAGGTGGGTTTTTTCATAATGAGTCTTTGACTTGAAACTAGAGCCGTGGAAGGTGCCTCCCGAGAGGGTTGGTATACCCCCCTTCTATACGGATGCCGAATTCTATTAACTTAAATGCTTAAAAACCTAACAAATGTAGCCGTGCTTTTAGGTGCGGTTGCAACATCAGCGGTAGCACTGCCAACACAAGGTATGGCTCAATCTTTAGAAAATGTATCTGTAAATCTTTCCGAATGGCAAAAAGCAAATCCTCAACTTGCTGATGTTCTTTCAGAAAGAGAAAAAACAAAAGGAACAAGTGCCAGCACAAATCCTTTAATGACTAAAGATTCCACACAAGAAACAGAGACCAAAGAGGTTGTTCCCGAAAACCTTAAAACACGATTAGTTTGTAAAGGATGTAATCATAATGAATCACGAACTCTGGAGTTTCTCCAGGATCGTGGAGTTACTGACAAAAATGCCCTAGCGACCATTATGGGTAATATTCGCCAAGAATCCACTTTCACTCCAAACATTTGTGAAGGAGGTGCCCGAGTGCCTTATCACGCTTGTAGAAGTGGTGGATTTGGAATTATACAGTGGACGAATGCTCCAAGGTATAAAGGACTAGGGTATCATGCTGCTCGTATTGGTGCCAATCCTTCCGCACTTGATACACAACTTGATTATATGTTGTATGAAGGTGATTGGAAGATGATTGAACCTCATATGAAAACTCCCGGCAAGACCATTCATCAATATATGAAACTTGCTAGAAAGTGGATACGCTGGGGGCATACTGGTGCCAGAACTGAATATGCTTATAATTACTCAAAGAGACTGATTGCTACTTCAGTTTGATATTCATAAGATAATCTTTAGAGGGTCTAACCAACCCTCTTTTTTTATAAATACCTAAAAAGTATTTGTAAGATGAACGTACAAGATATTCGTAATATTTCAATTGATATAGAAGAAAACGGAGAAATCGTACCAACACTTACTCTTGATACTAAAAAAATGAGAGAACAGAAGAAAATAGATGCCAAACAAATGTTAGATGATGCTTTGGAAGATTTTTTAGATGAAGAGAGGGTCTAACCAACCCTCTTTTTTTATAAATACTTAAAACTCCTTATCATGACTTCTGAGAATAAAGTTAGATTTAGTTATGGTAAAAAAAGATATGATATTTTTCACTATGTAAAAGTTGGTCTTTTACTTAAAGGTTCAATTGATTTG